TCAAGCATCGACATGAACTTCTTGTCATCTTTAATTTCTCCTGTGTTTGCATCGTATACAAGTTTGTTCCTGTAACGACCCATTACTTCACGTAGGTACTGCTCCGCTTTATTCTTAGGAAGGTTACCTACATCAATATAGAAAATTCTTCTTTCTGGTGCTCTTGATAATCTATAGATTACCAGAGAGTCCTCAATCATTCTTAGCTGATTGACTGCTTTAATTGCTTTATGTAAGTGTGATAAAACTAGATTCTTATTTAAATCTTGGACACCTGAGTGGACATAACAAATAGAATCAGGTGCAATTTTCATTCCCTGATTAGTACTATTCCTTAGACCTTTAGGGTTATAAAGGAAATACTCAGCACTCTTTTGAGTTAGTTGAGTGTTAAGATCTTGAGTACGTAACTGTTGAGGATTCTTTGCTTCATACTCAGTTACTTTACGAATCTTACGAGGGTCAACATACCTTAGTTCTGTTAATCCTTTTCTTGGTGCCTTAGGGTCAATAACCTTATGAAAAAATAATCTCCCATCAACATACCAGCGACGGAAGATTTCGTAAGATCTATTATCAAAATCAAGTAGTCGAAGAACTTCATCAAATTCTTCACGGATTAACTTCTTGATTTTTTCAGATGTTTTTAAGTTTGATAATTCTACAGAGACGGGAACGTCATCAAAGTTACCACAAATGGTTTCATTAACAACATCATCAACAGCACTATCACATTCTGGGTTGAGAACCATTTCCCTGTAACGGGTTATTAGTTCATACTCATTACGTAACTGACCATCAAAGTCAACAGAATAGCCATAGTAACCGCCTCCTACTACAGGTTGCGATCCATCTAAGCTATCTTTCTGAACAAAAGAAGGTCCCTTAGGAACCTTCTTTGCCCTCTCTAAACTAAATCCAAAGAGTTGCGACATTCTAATTAAAAAATTGGTCCTGACTTATTTAGGCAGTTTCCTATTGGGCACTTACGTCAAAAGGTGTCCAGTACTGTGTCTGTAGTTCAACAGTGAACTCCTCAATCGCATCGTTGTTACCGAAATCAAGATCGATAGCAGCAATACTAGATGGGAATACGTTGTAGAACTTATAGGACTTAATGATTTTTGGAGTGTCACCGTCCTTAACATCTCTTGCTAGTTGATGCACCAACATGTCAGCAAAGTAACCTGTTGCATCATCCTTGTCACCTAATCCTTTAGCAGAAGTGAAGTTTTCATTGTATGCTTGGATTGAAGATGCCCAGAGTTCAAATGCACTTCTGATAGCAAATCCGCTATCATTCTGAACAGTAATTGTCCAAGGTTCAAAGGTTCTATCTCCAGCAATCTTAAGCACCCTTCCTCGGAACGGAACTTCTATAACACCAACCTGAGAAGCAGGGAGGTTTGCTGCACGAACAGTGAACTTTGCCAAGTTTACAATACTTGCATTATTAATAATTCCTGATGGAAAGTTAATATCTACTTGGAATAAATTAGGACGTGCAAAGTCGCCAGCGACATTTGCCTTAAAGTCATCAATTGTTCCTCTTTTTGCCATGATTGTTCCCAGAAATTCCGTGTTGTTATTATTTAGAAAAACACAGTTTTTCAGCATAAAAAAGAGACCCCCTAAGGGGTCTCTTCCATCTCGAACTCAGAGTTATTTAGCTCGCTACTTCCGTGAATGCAACACCAGTTCTGGTTGCTACGAATGTTAGAGTGATGTAGTTAATCGTGCGAGTTGGTTTCACGAAGATCTCTGCGTAGAACTCACCACGGTCAACAGCCTCAGCTGGGTTGTTGTCTGTGTCACACTTGACTAAGAAGTCAGTTACACCACGACGACCTTGTACGTCACGGAGATATGGTTCAACAATATTGAGGAATAATGCTCTTTGTGACTCATCGTTTTGCTCGAAGAGTTGTGACTTAGCAGCACCAGAGATAACTCTCTCAATAGTTAGGAACAAGCGACGAACGTTAATTCTATCGAATGCAGATGCATATCCAAGACCAGTCTTGTCACCGAATAGTACCACACCCTGTCCAGGGAAGGATACGATTGGGTTAACTCTCTTAGAGTATAGTTGATCTCTTTCAGTCTTGTTAGGTGAGTATGCAAGTTTAATTGCATTTCTCAAGATACCACGTTGGAAACCAGCAGGTGAGAACCAAGGTTCAGAAACCTCACTTGTTTGTAAGCAAAGACCAGCAACGTCACCGTTACAAGGAACGTAACGATAAACATCATTGTACTTGTCGTAGATATACTTGTAACCAGAATCAAATACAGTATAAGAAGAACTTGGAAGTTGATCAAAGAACTTAGTAATGTTATCTGTTATTGTAGTTCCGTTTGATAGTCCAACAATATTTGCTCTACGTGGAGAAACAAATGCAAGGCAATCACGACGCTCTTCTACAATGTTTGTGATTGAAGTAACTTTAGCAACACCAGCAGCATCATCAACACCAGTAGGACCAGTGAGGATGTAATCGATTGTTTGTGACTCAGGGTCAGAAACTAAACCATATGCAGTTGCGAGATCCGCATTAGTGATTGTATAGTTACCACCAGAAGATGCATAGTCAGCACCACCTGAAAGTCTGTAGTAGTATGTTGCGTTATTGTCAGATCCAACAGTTGTGCGTCCTGCAGGATAATCTTGTGTACCAGAAGCAGTACGTAGTAGGTTGAACTGACGAGCAGCTGCGGTTTGTCCCCAGTTACCATCTGAAGCAGTTGAAGTTGCAGCAAATGTTCCTGTCTCGTGCTCACCCCAATAGATGTACTCAGAACGTTGCTTAATAACTTCTACGTAGTAGTTAGTCTCACCAACAGATGTCTTAGCATCAGATGCCTTAGAGACATTTACAAATCTTTCAAGAACAGCACCAGCAGTACCAGTGATCTTACCATCAACGTCAATTACAACAACATGAATTTCATCATTTCTTCCACCAGCAGCATTAGCATATAGTGAAGTGCCTGGACGTGGAGCAACGTTTAACCATTTTACACCAGGAAGATACTCACGCTCGTTATACTCATCTCTTACAGCAGAGATAGCAACAGCAGTTGAGTTAGTATCAGCAACACTATCAGTTGCTTTAAATGCAATCTTATCTTTATCTCCAGCGATATATAAACGACGCTCAATACCAGCAGTTGCGATATCAGCAGTGTTTGTTCCTTGAGTGATTGTCTGACCATCAGCAATGATACCAGTTACACCACCTGAAGGAAGTGAAATCTCAAGATACTTATTACCTGGATCCCATGCCTCAACAGTAACAGCTTCATTAGAACCACCAATACTAATTGTAGTAGCAACACCAGGAGTGAAATCACCAACAATGTTAGTAACAGTCAATCTAATAGCATACTTAAAGACTTTACCTGCAGCACCTGAAGATGCACTTACAGCAGCATCAGCAACAAACTCATACTCGTTACCTGAACCAGGAGCAGGGATAACACCAATCTGATCAGCACCTGCGTCTGTTACAAATATACCAACTGAGTTACCTTTTGATCCAGCAGTTCTTGCTATCCACTTAAAGTTATTATTCGATTCTTCAATATTTGTTTCGTAGTCCTGTAAATTCTTAACTAAAGCAGCAGTACCAGAATCAACAGCATTCTTTAATGCTGTAGAAGTAACACGAATGGTTTTTAGTAAACCACCATACGCAAGATATTGAGCAGCAGTGAACCAGTACTCATAGTTGTTGTCGTTTGGTTTTCCGAAACGCTCAACAAGTCCTCTCTCGTTCGAGATATTAATAATCTCTTCTACTGGACCTAGTTCAAACGGTGCAGCAATAACTCCCACGTTTGCTGTTGACAGGGTAGTGATAGTGGTCAGGTCTCTCTCCTGTACTACTACACCTGGCGATGATTGATTGGCTGCCATGATTGTAAAACTCCTAGTATGCTGTCAGCTTTTGTCTGTGATTATTTATATTTTTGAATACTCACCTGAAGTCTAACATGTGCTGGACATCTCCGTATTCCGCGATCTCCCATCTCTCTCCTTGAGCGTCAACAAATGTCTCTTCTTCTTGTCCATCCATAATGAATCCAAACGGTGCCATATCTTGTTCTATAGCATCTCTTTGATCCGCATATATTCTTGCTCGGACATCATTATCATGCATCTCTTTAAAGTATTCTTGCATGGCCATCCATGCAAACATAACCAAGCACATAGCAAGATCATCATGACATCCATCCTCTGCCTGAAAACTATTACCCTTTTGAATAAAGGTTGTTAATTCTGCAATAGTATCATAATCAGATATATGCAACTTATCTTCTTCAATCAATGCTTTGAGATTAGAACATCCAACTTGCTTTGTAGCAGTTGACATCTTAACTCCTAACTGTGTCTTCTTACCTGAGAACCCTTGTCCTAACTGTTGACCTGCTCTACCTCTCATAGCAGCCATCAATAAGTTCTCATACTCCAAATCAAATTGAATTATATCTGCAACCTGACCTCCTATATCATTTACTTCACATAAAATATATGCATTATTATAATTCTTAGCGACATCTACTATGATATTGGGAAATACAATTGGTTTAATTTCATTGTTTTTATATCTTGCTACCATTCTATATGGTATCTCAGTAGTATCCACTACAACAAAAGCAGATGCATCTCCACCAATACCACGAGATACGTCAACAGTTAAAATATAATTATGCTCTTCTTTAACATCCTCATATACTGCAAGACCTCTATTCTGTCTTAATGGATCTTCATATGGCATTACTCTTAACTTACTTGCTGATATTAAAGTGTCAACAGATCCTAAAAATTCACACTCAAACTCAACTTTAAACTGTGCCTCTGATGTATTAGCAATAGTCTGTTCTTTCCATGCATCATCTCTACCAGGAACTTGAGACCAATGAACATCAGTAGTCACATATTCATTCTTCTTTAACTCAGCATCATGCCAGAGTTTGTAGAACATATTCATCCCATGTGGGGTAGATATGATAATAACTTTAGTTTTCTTACCAGAAGATACAGTAGGATAGACAGAACTAAAGAACTGTTCAGCGATATGATTCGGAACGAAAGCGAATTCGTCCAAAAATATGATATTAAACGACATACCCCGCACAGCAGATGCAGAAGTAGAAGCAGCAAGGATTTTACTTCCATTCTCCAGTTCCAAAGATCCTTTGTTCCATCCGAGGATTCCTTGTTGGAGCCATTTAGGGAGGTTTTCATATGATAATTGTAATCTTTGTAGCATCTCCCTTGCAGTAGCAGCCTTGTTAGCAAGTATTGCTACGTTTACATTAGGATTGAATAGAACATACCAAAGAAGATATGAAGTAACAATGGTAGACTTACCAGACTGCCGTGGTAGTTTTGCTATGTTAAATCTATTCTCATGAAACTTTGTGACCATAGCTTCTTGGAAGTCGTACATCCTGAATGGTATTACACCTTCATCAAGAGATACAATCCTTACATACTTCTGTATGAAATATACAGGATCCTCAGCACACTTTAAAAACTCAGCAACTTGCTTCTTAGTGAAGTTCTGAGCAACGTTTGCCTTTTTAAGATTAGGATTACCTAAGTATACTTCTTGTGCTACTGCCATTATTTTGCTTCTTTTATTGCCTCAACAATAATCTTTTTCAACTGTCTACTTTTCTTTCTGCCTAAACCAGCAGATGTATCAATCTTAACTTTAACCCAGTAAAGTCCAATCAATACTAGAGTAAATGGAATAGCATCTGCCCATGAGATTTCATTCCATGCTTCTACAACATTTAATACTGAAAACATAATTAACCTTCATTAAGTGTACCAAAAGATCTACGTATCTCACGTAGTTCTTCAAAGTCTTTCTTTTTAGTACCACCATCATATGCCCAAGCATACCCTTCGGTGATCATCTGTTCGTTTAATGAAACAGAAGCATCGCCAATGTAGAGCCAACCAAGAAGCCTACCATACTTCCCAACCCCACCAACAAGTTCTGTTCTAATAGTGAGTTCTTCATCACCCTTGATCGTTTCTGTAAGTTTGTCCTTCATCCAGTTCGTAGCGTCCAGGCCCAGTGCTTTCTCTTCTAAGTCCCTCGTCCTCTTCTCTGGTGTGTCCACACCTGCAATTCTTACCCGTTCTTTCTTGTATAAATCGAATCCAAGATCTATGGTGACATCTATCGTGTCCCCGTCCAGCACCTTGTTTATCTTCGTCACTCGGAAGTTGTAACAACTCTTCCGACTTGGTGGTGTCATCGCTCCCATCTAGTTCGTACTCCGTAAGTGATCTATTTATAGATTCCTCAATGGGAGTACGATTCTGCTCCGATTGCCAGTCTCTCATGTCCTGAATCATCTGATTCGGGGATATGCTCATTATTAATGGGGTTAGGATTCCAATCATCGTATTTGAATATCCAGAATATTGTAACACCTACCCCTACTAAAAGTAAAGCAAGCATAATATTTATTGACCAAACTACCTCACTCAACGTGTATCACCCCCTTCATACCCGCACCAGCATGAGGATCACACTGAAATTCATAGTCTCCTGCCTCTGGGAATGTAACAGGGAACTGTTCACCACTCATAAATGCTAAGTCAGTATGAGATAATTCTTCATGACCTGCAAATACTACATTGTGAGGAGGTAACTCACCATTCACAAATGTAACTGTATCACCTACACTAACTGTAAGTTCATTAGGTTCAAAGATTAAATTACCACCTGAACCCATTTGTATCTCAGCAGCATATGCTGATGCTGCTAATGCGAATGATAGGAATAGGGATGATAGCATTATAGTAAGTCTGCTCATCCACCACATGATTTCATCTTTCATAATGTCTCCTTAGTAGCGTAATCAATAAAATGAGGATGCTCCTTTAAATAAGGAACATCCTCTTTACTGTGTTGAATTGCTTCGTATGCATCTACTGCGTATTCGCAGATCTCATACTTATGGTGCTCTACGTCGTGATAACCGACGGTATACTTGGTCTGGGGCATGATAGTTTCAATCCCAAATTAGGTAATTATTTATTATAGCGAATAAGTATAATTAACTACTATTATCCTCCTTTGCACACAATCGATCATAATGATCTGGGTGACTATATGGTTTCAAACCTTTGTCTTCTTGTTGCTTAGCCTGACGGTTTAAGAGCTGCCTATAACGATCCAGCTCTTCCCTGTACTTCTTTTCAGAATCAGTCATTTAATTGTACCAAATAAGTTTACTTGTAATGGTACGCTGGTTTAGAAGTCTTCTTAGGTAATTTTCCTGACCTTATTTTTGTTCCAGAGGTTTCACCTTCACCCTCTTTGTGTTTTCCTGGTTTGGACTTACCTAAATTAATGGATTTTCCTGGTTTCTTGGATTGAGTGTCATGTAATCTTGCAGGTTTGTCCTTATCTTTGGTGATAACTGACTCCTGTCCATGTTTCCGTCCGAGTCGTCTCATAACTTTACCAAACCTACGCTTGCTCATCTTATCTGGTTTGCTTGTTTGGTAAGAAACTTCTCTTCCAGTCCCTTCTTTTCCACCATCGGATGTATATTTGTATTCACCTACACCCTTTTTGTATCCAATCCCCTTTTTCTTTAAATCTTTTTCAAGACCTTTACGCTTCTTCCTATTATCTTTTTCAGAGCTACCACGATCTGCAGATATATTACCAGTCGTTTTTGTCTTCGACTTAGTTAACATTCTTGTAGTTGGGTTGCCTTCAACGAGAGCAATAAAGTCTTTATAGTACATAACTTTGTTATTTTCTTTTTGTGCTAACTTATTGGCAGTAGCATACATTACCTGTTTCGCATCCTTTCCATAACGAGATTTGAAGTCTTTGGTACGACGTTTCATACCTTTGACTATCTTCTCTGCCTTTTGGTTAACCAGAGGCATATTAGCCTCCTACCACTTGAACTTCCTCTACGATAACAGCACTTGTTGCAGCAGTTATCTTAACACAGCGTTGAACTAATGCTTTCTTACCTGATGACCAAGTATAGTCTGCACTAGCAGAAGATGAGTCTATATCAGTACTGAGCATGTTAGCAAAGTTAGCTGCAGTAATCTTTTTACCAGCAGTTCCTGCAGATAAGAAGTTACTATCAATTGTTGGAGATGTGCTATCATCAACAACAGCAATATAATCTCCTACTGAGAATGGATGGTTGGTAGAAGTATCTTGGATATGTTCTCCAACATAATAATCTCCAGTAGCATCAGAGACTGCTTTTATAACTTTTGCTTGACCTGGTTTACCACCTTTAATAAGAATGAATTCATTCTGTACTAGTGTTATTGCTGCACCTCCATTAAAGGAAACTGTAGCAGCACCTGCGGTGGAACCTACTCTATAAAAACCAGTTTGTACAACCTGATATTCAGATTGACCTGCTGCTATAGAGTTAGTACTCAATACGTTTAAAACTGTCATTGTCGTGTCTATGTAGTTTCTTCTGACTTATTTATATTTTTTAACATCTTTTGAAGATCAGATGTACTCCCAACGAACATCGCATTGGTAGTATTATTAGTAACTTTCTTATCTTCTGCATCTAATTCTTTCATCTTTCTCTGCAGATCAATCAACTTTTCAGTAGTGTCTGCAACGTTTTTGATCATTAAAGCAGCAACTTCATATGCTCTTGGGTGATCACTACTCTGTGCAACCTCTAAGATACCGTCTACTGCCTCTTGTCCTTTAGATACAAGATTATGCATTTGTGCACGTGCAACCTCATAGTCATGCTTTACATCAGGAGTTTCACTCTTCTTGAGTTCCGTCTTGACACTTTCTACATGCTTTTGTAATTCAGATGGTTCATCACCAAATGCTTTATCTAATCCACCAAACATATCTGCCATAATTAAATTGCCTCATCTGCACCACTTACAGGGTTACGTTTCTTCATATCAGTGAAGTCAGAATATAGTTCACCGAATCCAAAGTCATCATCAGAATCTACTAATGCATGATCAGCAGCATCTATCTTAAGGATACTTGCACCAGCAGTTGCAGCAGCAATAGTACTACTATTCCATCCACGTGAAACATGTACTGTGCTACCAACTACTCTATTGATATGCATTACCTCAGTACCAATTTGTATATCATCTCCTTGTGCAAGACCTGATACACTTCCTAATGTGAGGATACCATCAGTAAGATCAATAGCATTGGTTAATGTAGTTATTGCAGCAGCATCTCTGTCTACCAATGAAGTAGGTGTAACTGTATAACGTCTTTCTCTTGGTGCTCTTGTTGTATTGACAGATGAATAAGTATCTGTAATAACCTTTCTGATAACCTTGCTGTCTGTAACAGGACCGTATAGGTATGTCTTGGCAGTAAATGATAAAGTATAAACTATTGCTCTACGTTGAGTAAAGTCTCCTTCATAATCATCTTGGTAATCTATACTGTTTAAAACTACAGGAACGTCTTTAATTTCTCCTACCGTTGTTAGTAGTTTAACCGCAAGATTATAATGAGGTTGAAAGTATGGTAAAATCTGTTCTAAAATCTGTAATCCATCATCCTGATTTTTTGATATAATTGCTAATTCAAATCCAATATTATATGGTACTGGCATGAAAACATTCTTGTTCTCATCAGTATCTTTTTTAAATTTAATCTTTTGTGTAGGTGATACCTTTCTACCAGGATCATAATTTACCCCAGTAATCTCAAATGACAATCTTGGTAATGTAATCTGAACCCTTTTATTTGTAGGATCAGGAACTTGATCTAAACGTGCTAAGAACTTCTGTTGAGGTCCATAAGCAAGAGGAACTTTCATAACCTCGTCTTGTCGTCTGATCTCTATATTATTGAATAGAGTACCAAAGGCAACAATGGTTTTGCGAAATATTTCGTTATAACTATAAGTTCCAAGCATTAGATTGTAAGGTCAGATGTGCTTCCAATTGTTCCGAATGGGTTAGCTTCAGTAAAGTCAATGATGTCATCATCAGCAGTTTCAAACTGATAACTCTCATCGTATTCAGAATTTTTATTGTCTATTGTATTATATGTAGCAGTTGTCCAAGATGCACTTGAAGTACCACCTGTCAATGTTTCTGGTACTGTAAATGTACCAGAACGATTAATAACGATAAGTGTTCTTGTAGCAGCATCCCAAGACTTAACCTCAGCAGTTACATTAGAACTACCTCCAGTAACTGTCTCACCAGCAGTAAAGTCTCCACTACCACCAGTAGCAAGACCAACTGTAATTGCATTAGCAAAGGCAGTCTCTATAGCATCCAGAGCAGCAATACCAGTGTCAATCTCCTCGTCACTGTACTCGAAGAGTTCACACTGACATTCCCAAACGTATCCTTTACCTAACTGATAGAAAGGACGTTCTACCTCTACAAATTGTATTTCAAATAAATGCTTTGTTATTGGGAACCAAATTAGATCCCCCTCGTTTGGTCTTCCCTCGACATTAAGTGTTGTAGAGTCATCCACTTTTTCTTTAAACTTTTCACGGGAGAATATAAACGTTGTTTTATCTTCGATGCGTACTCCGAATTTGCTAAGTAACTCGCCTTGGCCTTCCCATCCTTCGACATTATTGACATATGCTCTGATTGGTTTTGCCGATTCAAATTTGCCGTCCGAATCTTCTCCAAAGATTGTGTCACGATTGACGACAGTTCTCGGTACATAATATATGTCTTGACCATAAATTTCAATGCTTTCTACGATAAGGTTTTCTATAAATTTTTGTTCCTGAGCAGAACCATTAATGTTTAAACGTGCAGAATTTGAGTAATCTGACTGTACATAGTCCTGTGCTGGCGAGTTAGAAATTGCCATAGTTTATCCAATCAAGTCTAACGGTGGTAATTCATAACGATCACGTAGTTCTTTTTCAAGATCTAACTTGAATTGACTGCCATCCTCAAGAATCTGACGACCATTGAGTGTTACACCACCCAACATTTGAATGCCGTCATACTTACTTAGGTTACGTCCCCATTGCTGTTGGAACAATGCTTCAACGTAATCTTTTAGCCAATTGTCATTAAACATACTAGTGTATGTAGTAGGATCCTGACGCATAGTGCAGTCAACCATAATATAATCACCTGCTTGGAGTTCATCCCAATCCATATCCAAACTCAATCTACCTGAGTGTTCATTCCATCCTATCCTACGATTCTGTTGAGAATTAGTAACCCAGTCTAATGTTTCCAAATATTGAGATGTTAAGAAGTAATGTAATATTTGTCCATGCGTCATTGCATAGATGTCATTCAAAAAGATTTGATATTTAATATTGAATATATTACCTGGAACTATACTTGAAGCACCAATACTTGTATACACATGATTGATACCTAATATTCCTGGTGGTGTTGAAATGTAATTATTAACACCATACCATGTAGTTGATCCTTGCTGAGTTTCTGATTGAGCTGCAGTTTTAATTGCATCAGTAACCTCAACCTTCATCCATGCACGATAACTTCCATTATAATGATACTCTTGGTAGTAATCAATTGCTTCTTCTACCAAGTCATCCAGTTGCTCAGTCGCCACATTAATATCTACCGTAGGATACCCTAATCTACGAAGAGCATAGTCTTTTAACTCTGTTTTAGTTGCAGGTCTAGTTGTGGACATTTATTTTAAGCGAATGAGGAAATAGTCAAGTTAGTTACATCATTAGCACCAACGGTCTCTCCAACCTTGAAGAATCCGTCAACGGTATCAACTGTAATTGCATTAGTACCAAGGGCAGTAATGACTCCAGTTGTACCAGAGGTTCCACCTGTTACAGTTGCACCAACTTCCATCGTTGTGATGTCAGATAGAGCGAATGTAGCATTGGTGAATACAGCAGCAGTGTTAATCGTTGCACCGTTTCCGTGAATTGCGGATACAGGGAAGGATGCAGTGCTACCATGAATAGCAGAAATAGGAATAGTAGCAAGACTACCATGA